GCAGAGCAGAGCAGAGCAGAGCAGAGCAGAGCAGAGCAGAGCAGAGCAGAGCAGACTTGCATTGATGGAACAATCTGCAATCCACAGCGAAGAGACATTGCAAACTGCATCACGGCAAGATATGACTGCGGAATCTCAAACCAACAGCAAGTCGGAAACATGGTTGTTGAAAAATAGGGGAGAGGTGGCAGAAAAACCTATTGATGTAGCTGTAACTCTTATGGCAAGAGACTATAAAGGCCTTGACAACTATGGTAGCAATGGAGTGATTGAATGGAAGTAATAGGTAGTATATACACCGGAGTAACAGCAGATTTTCAGCGAGGTGTGTATCCGATTGCAAGATGTGTAAAAGCTGAACAACATGATTTAGGAGTAGTTATGGCAGATGTAAATGTTTTAGGCTCTCTTGAAGCAAAATTTGAGAGTACTAACAGAATTTATGATGTAGGGGGGGTTAGTCCAACGTTGAGTACAATGCAAGGTGGTAATCAAGAGCCGAAAATACTTGAAAGCCAGATAGTTGCCATGCGTGGCAGAAACCCGGAAAATTCGTCAGACAGAACAGCCGGAAGCCCAACAGAACAGAGATTAGAGCTGAATGCACAAGGAATGTGCAACTCACTTACTACGGTGCAGAAAGATAATATGGTGCTGATTAAGCAGGCTACGAAAAGCGGTTCTATCGAATGTGAAGTTGGAGGATGCTTCGATGCAAGTTACCAGGAAAGTCAGACAAGAAGAGGGCGCGTGCAAGATAATGGGAATACGTGTCCTACAATAACCGCACAAAATCAAGAGATTGTAAGGATTGAAAAGGTAGGTCAGATTTCTAACGATGGTTCGCAGTGCGGTACAGTAATCTCTGACAATGGTATATCTGCTAATCTTGTAGCTGGCACACATGGGTATGCAAATAGCCATATTGCCACGAAATACCGTATCCGAAAACTGACACCGAGAGAATGCGGTCGGTTGATGGGAGTATCCGATGAAGATATTTCCAAAATGGCAGCAGTCAATAGCAACACGCAACTTTACAAGCAGTTTGGAAACAGTATTGTTGTGGATGTGATGTGCGCAATGTTCAGAAACTTAAATATTGAGCAGGAAGCGAAATAGTTAAATTAGATTTGCTTAATCCGCAATCGAGTTAAGTTGAGTTAGAATTGAGTTAAAAAAAGAAATAACACAAGATACGTGAGTTAAATTAGAATTTAGCGGAGGTAGCGCATATGAAGTATAGAATAAGTACACAACGCAATAAAAGCGACAGTGAACAGAACATATCAATTACAGATAATGAAGAAGATGTCAAGCGAAGATATTTAAATAGTTGTAAAAAAGACTATTTTACTTTATTAGAGCGGTGCAGATGCGGTGAATGGGAACGAATTATGTTTCAAGTCGAGCAAGGAAACGTAGAAAAAGAGCTGGACTATATTTTACACAATTAAACTGAGCTATTTCCATTTTGGAAACATCTGAAATTTAGAAATTGAGGAAACGAGTATGTATCATTACGGTGACGAAAAGATGGATTTTGCAGAAGCGGTATTAATTGCAAAGGTGCGATTATCTCCAGAAGATTTGGATAGATATTTCGCACAGGATATCGCATTGGCAATAAAAACGATTATCAACAGTCTTGATGATGAAATTCGCAAAGCAAAAGAAGGTGGCTATATAAAAGGATGTATGGACACTGAAAAAGAGAAAAATAAAATTATAGAAAAATTATTGGAGGAAAGAAATTTATGACATTGGTAGAAGTAACACCTGAAAATGATTATTGGAATAAGCAGAAAGTGTTATATGCATATGACACAGATAGAGTGGCAACGTTATTTGACGAAAGTACCGAAAATGAAAAAATATATGGTTATCAATTCCTTAACGGAAACGTGCAGGAATTAATCGATGATGATATTCATAGTTGGGAAGATGCGGAAAGAGTATTTTTAGAAACAATCACTGAGTTACTTGATGATGAAGCAAAATATTACGCTGAACTTAAAAACATGTGTAAAGAACTAATCAGTTAAACTGAACTTTAACTGATAAAAAGAAAGGAAATGTGTATGAACGCTACGGAGCATGGTATAAAAAAACGAATTGAAATCAAGCAGGCAATCATTTTATACATGGAAAAGCACGGATACGCCCCGACCATTCGGGGGATTGGGGACATGGTAGGACTGAGCAGTACATCCAGTGTACATAATCATCTGATCAGGATGATTGCTACAGGAGAGCTGGAAACGGATGATGAAATCGGAAGCCCTAGAGCCATTCGGGTGCCAGGATATAAAATCGTAAAAACTGAATAGGTAACACTTACCGGCTGAAATATGCCGGTAAAAAAATGCAATAATGTTGCATGAATACGATAATATATTGTGTTTTTATGAACTGATATATGGTATAATGTTGTAAGAAACTTAGGTGTCACGCATATGGAGATGTTTAAAATGAGCAGAGAGGAAACGATAGAGATATGCACACGCATAGACGATTACCTGGGCGATAAAATAGCAGAATCAATTTTAAATAATATCTCATATGACAAAATGGAAGCACGCTATGGGATTATGCCGATTTCACGCACGCATTTTTACAGAAAAAAGAAAATGGCATTAAGGATGCTCAACAGCCAGAGATTGTACGAAGAAGAAAGCAATGGGCAGTTACGCATAATGCTTTGATTCACGCATAGACACACGCATATTATTTAAACTGCGTGCATAACGCACGCATGACACGCATAGACAAGTTTTTCTCACGCATAGGATAAAATATAGCACGCACGCATAAAAATGTCTGTATTTGGAAAATATGCAATGCAGATGCTAAAATATAAAAATAAAAATCCGTACAAAAAAAACCGCCGGAAGTGATCCGGCGGTTAAATCAGTTTAAAAATTCTTGCGTCTATGTTTTCTGGATTATTTTTCAATATAATAGTCAACATAGCAGTATCTAGTACTGTCCGGATTGTTTCTCTTTACGGTGTAACCGGTTCCGAATCTTCCAGTGTAAGCTGATTTAATCCCATTGGTCTTAACTGATACATAGCCTCTTGTTAATGCTGTGTGATGGTATTCATATTTTTTCATTTTCGTTCCCTCCATTTTTCATCTATGTTGTTCTTTTGTTAATATTATAATACACCGAAAACGGTGTAATTGCAATATACAAATACACCAAAAATAATGCATAATTAATAGACAATATTTGTGCATTATTTATAATGTAAATCGCTTGAAAACGATTATAAAATCATTTATAATTCCCTTAAAGGAAAGAGAGGTGCGAAACAATGCTTACTTATAAAATAAATGTATTAGAAACGCTGAAAGAAAGCGGATACACCACGTCACGGCTGAGAAAAGAAAAGCTTTTGGGAGAAAACGCAATCCAGACGCTAAGGCGTGGCGACATGGTCGGGATCATCGCATTAGAGAAGATATGTACACTTCTGGATATGCAGCCGGGAAACATTATTAAATATGTAGAAAATGAGAAAAAATAAAATACTTTAAAAATAATGTAAAAAGGTATTGACAGTACACCGGAAATGGTGTATTATAATATCAGAAACAAGGAAAAACACAACACACGGAGGAAAAGAAAATGGAAGAATCAAGAAACATTTACAGTTATTCAAAAACAGAAATTAACAAAATGAAACGTGAGGAGCTTTTACATCTTTTATACGAGAGAGATAAAAACTATTTTGAAAATGTAAACGGATCAGAAAAGAACTGGAGCAAAGAGAACACATTTGAAAAATATAAGGAGTTTTATAAAAACTTTACGGTTAAAGACTTAAGAGAAAGAGCTTAGAGGAGAATAAAAAATGACAAACGAAAAATTATTTGAATTATTAAAAAAGGAAACCAACATGACGGATCACGATATCCAGAAACATATCGAAGACGGGATCATGGTTTATGAGAACACCGAAGCCGGTTTTTCAGATTTTAGAAATGATGCACTTTCAGGCTTGAATGATGCGGAAGATATCCCTGAGATGTGGGATGAGCTGGACATCATCGGAGATTACAGAATGGATTTTTCATTGTAAAAAATGTACGGAAAAGGAGAAAAAAATGGAAGAATTAATAAAAAATGAATTAAGAAAAATAATCGGTGAACAGTACGACGGAAGTTTTTTTGAACCAATTACAGGAGTTTATAATAGGAATGGGGAAGCGTGGCAGCTTATTAAATTTGAACAGCCAGTGACCTCACACGATGGGAAAACTTACTGGGTTGTCCTTTTGCAGAAATGGAATTATGATCCGAATGACATAAAATGCGTGGATGACTCGGAGGATGTTTTTTTTAAGGCAGTAGAATTATTTAAAAAAAATCAAGAAATGAGGATAACAAAGATGGAAGAGAAAATATATAAAATATTAGAAGACTGGTTTGATAAAAAAGAGAAATTTCCGTTGCAGAAATTAACCGTTGAGGAAAATGGAGAAATTCAGCATTTTGAAAATGTTAGAATCATTGGAGATGCGGATTGCTGGGACGTAAATGAGTTTTATCAGTACATGGTTCATGACGATAAAGTTTATAAGGTTTATTTTGAAGTGATTCCAGATCAGGATATGGACATGATCGACTATGAGAAGTCTTATAAAATTGTCGATGTGACAGACGAGTTTGATTTAGAGGATTAAAAAAATGTCAGGGAAATGCGTGGTTTGCGGAAAAGAAAAAGGACGAAATAAATTATACTGCTCGGTAAAATGCCGAGCAGAAGCACAAAGAAACATGAGAAAATGTGTAATTTGCGGAAAAGAATTTTACTCTGCGCCATCAGGAACAGAAAGAACGTGCAGTAGAGAGTGCTCCGCGAAACTTCGACATTTTTACGGAATGAGCGAGCAGAATAAAGAAGTTTTAAAAAAAGCACATGCCGGATATGAAGAATCGCCGAACACAGGCAGAAAAGACACAAATGCAAATGCGAAAAGCTGGGTGATCCAGTCACCAGGAGGTGATGTTTACAGAATTAATAATTTAAAAAAATGGGCAATTGATAATGAGGATACCATAAGCCCGATTAAACCGGATCTTTTTTCTGGTGGAATAAGAGACATTAAAAGATATTTGCTCGGAAAACATAAAAGTGGGAGTGCTCAGTATAAGGGATGGCGTTTATTAGAATGGAGTGAAGAAAATAAGGCGAGAGAAGGATTTCCGGAGAGAAAAAAGAGAAAACCGAGAAAACAGAAAATGTCAGAAGAGGAGAGGCTGAAAAGAAAACGAGAAAGAGAAAAACGAAGAAACGAGAAAAAACGGCTTGAAATATAGCCGCTTTTTTTATGCCTAAAAATGGAACAAAAACAGTTAAAAAATATCTTATAATAAAATTATAAGTAAAATGATGGGAGGTGTGCGACTTGGCAAATTTAAAAGGAAAAGTGAAAAAGTTACAAACTGCGATTGTACAGTGCGGATTGATCATAAAAATAAACCAAAATCAATTTTATAGCAACGACCAGAAGCGCATGATCACAATTTACAGAATCCTCACACCAGTGTGCACCTTTAAGAAAAATAGACAAGAATGGAAAACAGAAGATTATGAGATTCTTAAAACGGCATCTATCCCGGAAGTAATATTCTGTTTGATTGATATTTATAAGGCGGTGAGCGGATGAAGGGAGAACTCACACCGAAATGGAAGGCATTTGCAGACGAGTGGATAAAAAATGGTGGGAATGCCACACAGGCATACATAAGCGCTGGCTATAGTGAGAATGGAGCAAATAGAAGCGCACAAAAACTACTGTCAAAAACTGTCATTACAGAATATATAGCGGAAAAAATGGAGCAAATTGAGAAAGAACAGCACCGGGATATCATGTCGCTAGCGGAAATCCAAGAGCGCAGAAGTAAAATCGCAAAGGGCGAAGTTGTGGACGGTCTCGGATTCTCCCCGGATTTCTCGGATCAGCTTAAGGCTATGGATGGTTTGGAAAAAGCACTGACCATAGCAGAAAAGCAGAAGATCGAGCGAGAGGAAAAGGAAAAACGCGAGAAGGCAGCACTCTGGACGATCCCGATCACAGACATCACATCCGACTTTGTGGAGATTTACAGGACAGTACACGAAGCCTTTGCCGGAGAGATAGACGTTCATGAAATCATATCCAAGGGCGGTCGTGGTTCCATAAAATCGAACTTTTGGGGAGATTTGGCATACGAAACCATTCGGCAGGATCCCCAGGCGCATATCGTATACACCAGACGATATAAGGTTGACTTGCGCGGATCTGTTTACAATCAGTTTATGAAGGTGGTGATCCGGTGTAATGATCTGGATAACTGGGACTTTAAGCAGTCTCCAATGTGTGCGGTGTATAAGCCGACCGGGCAGATGGTAATGTTCGTGGGAGCAGATAAGCCGATCAGCTTGAAATCGTTCAACGTGCCATTCGGGTATGTTAAGATGCTGATCCATGAAGAGTGCGACGAGATGGCAGGAGTTGAGCAGATGGATAACATAGAAGATACGTTCCTGCGAGCAGATACACCGGCGCTTGATATTAAAATTTTCAATCCTCCGAAGTCAAAAAACAACTTTATGAATGAGTACACCGAAGAATGTAAAAACAAGCCACAGACAAGGATCTGCCACAGTTATTATTATAATGTCCCGGTGAAATGGTTAGGAAAACGATTCTTCGAACGTGCGGAGTGGTTTAGGATTCATAAACCATTATATTATAAAAATAACTACTTAGGAGAAGTCACTGGAACAGGCGGCGGCATCTTTGACAATTTAGAAATCCGAAAAATATCGGATGAGGAGTTAATGACATTTGACACAGTAAACCACGGTTTGGACTTCGGATACACACACCCACAGGTGTTCAGCCAGAACTATTACGATTACGAGACGGACACTCTTTATATTTTTGGCGAAGTGTATTCTAAAAAATGTAAAAACTCTACCTTTGCCAGGAAGATAAAGAAATTTATGAATGTCGAGATTATATGCGATTCTGCCAGACCGGACGGAATAGCAGAGATGCAGGACTGGGGATTCAATGCGATCGGGGCAAAGAAAAGATGGGGAAGCGGAAAAGGAAGGGATTACTGCTGGGAGTGGCTTCAGCGATGCAATAAGATTGTCATTGATCCAGAACGTTGCCCGAATACAGAAAAAGAGTTTACAAAGGCAGAGCATGAGCAGCTTCCAGATGGTTCATTCTCGGATGCTTACCCGACCTTAGAAGAGGATACGATCATGGCTAACATTTATGCACTGAACAGGATCATCATGACCAGCCGAAGGAATGACGGTCTTTATGATGATGTGGAAGAAGACAGTGACGATTACGAGGATTAAAAAATGAATTTTTTTGAAAAAATAAGGGAGACGATCATGAAGTTTTTTAGAACAGATGCAGAGAAAGAATTTAATGTCGAGTTTATTACTTCGCCAGAGATTGAAAACTCACAGCAGAGATGGAATGATATCATTAAGGGAACCCCTTTTTGGGTGGATCCGAAAAACAATGACATCAGAACGATAAATTTTGCAAAATTCCTCTGCCAGTACACAGCAAAGAAAGCTTGCATGGATTTGTCAGTGAGCATAACCGGTTCAGAGAGAGCTGATTTTATTAATAAGTGCATCAGGGCAATGGTTGACACTTCTATTCGTGACAAAATAGAAGATATGCTAGGAGTTGGTGGGATAATCTTAAAGCCTAACGGCTCAATGAACAAAGACAACATGATCGATTATATTATGCCGTGGGATTTCGCCATCACAGAAAAGACCAGCAACGGAGATATAAGAGGATGCATTTTCATTAACCGACTTTTAAAAGATAAAGTGTACTATTACCGGCTTGAATACCATCATTTTACGACCTCAAAAAATAAAGAGGGCGAAGAGATGAACGTTTACGAGATTCAGAACAGAGCTTTTAAGTCAAACAGCAGTAACTCACTTGGCAAGAAAATAGAACTGCATGACGTTCCAGAGTGGTCTTCAATCGAAGAAGCCGTTCATATTATGAATGTAGAAAAACCGCTGTTCGCCTACTTGAAAACTCCATTCAACAACACGATCGATTACTCATCTCCAGAAGGTGTATCGATTTTCTCAAATGCACTTATGGAGCTTAGAGATCTTGATATCGCATGGAGTAAAAAAGGAAACGAGGTTGAGGATTCTCAGCACATTACTTTTATTGATGAAAATGCGCTGACAAAACAGGGAAAAGGTGGTATGCGTGTCTCAACAGTAGAGCTTCCTCGGTTTGTTAAAGGCTTGAAATTGGGGCTGGATTCAAAAAGTACGATTGATGAACATGTACCGACCATGCTTACTTCTGACAGAATCACAGACATTAACAGCGTTTTATCTATGATCTCGACAAAATGCGGATTCTCACAGGGGCAGTTTATCCTCGATAGAAAGTCTGGAAGATTGACAGCAACACAAGTTGAAAGTGATGACAATGAAACTGTAGAAACGATTAACGATATTCGAAAATGCATAAAGACAGCATTGAAAAATCTAATTTATGCAATCAATGTATTCTGCGACCTTTACGGAATCCCTTCCGGCTATGTGGATGCACTGGATGATGATGTACCGGACGAAGATATATTTTATTTTAAAGATTTGCTTGCAAGCTTCGAACAGGACAGATCAAGAGCATATAATTTAATGATTCAAGGTATTTATTCTAAGCGTAAATACCTTAAGGAATACGAGGGATTTAATGATGATGAAGTAGATGCCATGTTTGCAGAGAGAGCGCAGGAAGATGCGGAAAGGAACAGCGGTGGTCTGTTTGAGGAGGAATAAGTATGGTTTTAATTTTTACAACAGAGTACATTGGTAGAATGAAAAGTATTGGAAATAAAGAGAAAGGAAGGGATTGTTATGATAAAAACAGATTTTAAAAAATACTGTGATAATTGCGATGAATTAGAACCTGTTGCCAATATAGAGACTGTACAATATTTTAGCGGTTCGAAAACGTGCGTTACAACTATTTACTGCGAACATAGACACAGATGTGAGGAAATAAGAAAGTCTATAGAAAAGAGTTGATGTGAATGCATTATAACAAAACAGTCGGAAGTGTAAATATAAAGCTTGATACAAAGCGCATGGATGAAAATTTGAGAAATGCTCAGAATGTTCTTGACGAGCAGGTTGTAAATGACATGAGAAAATACACACCTATGCAGCAGGGCGATCTGAGAAACAAGACTCAGATAAAAGAACCCGGATTAATTACAGTAGATACACCATATGCGCATTATCAGTATGTTGGTGAACTTTATTTGACGGCAGACGGTAGATCATGGGCGAATCGTGGAGAAAAAAAGTATACAACAGGAACAGAATTAAAATATCACACACCGGGAACAGGTAAACGATGGTTTGAAACTGCAAAAGAAAATCACGGTAAGCAGTGGATTGATCTTGTTAAAAGAGAGGTTGGAAAAGGATAATGCTTAGACCGGATTATTTTTACGGAAAAACTGATAAACTGGTTGAAATGTATCAAGATCTTGAAAATTGGATCATATCAGACATTGCAACACGGTTGATAAAATCCGGTGAGTTGTCAGGAACTGCTGACCGAGAATTGTGGAAACTCCAACAGATGGGACTGCATAACACAGAGATTGTAAAAAGAATATCTGAAATGTCTGGAAAGTCAAGAAATGAGGTTCGCAGATTATTAAGGGATAGTGTTATGACATCATTCTCAGATGATAAGAAAGTCTTGACTCGGATATCATCATCAGATATTATATCTCCGCTAAAAAATAATATGGCAATTATGGCAATGAATGCAGAGTTAATAAAGACATCCGGTGAGCTTGATAATTTGACAAAAACAACCATTAACCAGACACAGAAGGACTTGCTCAATATGCTAAATGAGGTTGATTATAGAGTTGCATCTGGAATGCAGTCTTACAGCAGTGCAGTCTGCGAAGTTCTGGATAGATATGCAGAATCTGGTGTTATGGTAGAATACCCTACTGGAACGAAGCGTTCTCTTGAAGCGGCAGTAAGGTGTTGCATCGTCACATCTATGAATCAGACTGCGGCACAAGTGACGAACATTTATATTGCACAAAATAAAATAGAGTATGTTCTGGTATCAGCGCATCCGGGTGCCAGATATGATAAAAAGAATCCAACAGGGATTCCATCTCACGATCACTGGCAAGGCAAGGCATATAAAATAATCGGGAGCGAACCAGGATTTCCGAATCTACTTGAAAGTACAGGTTATACCATAGACCTTGAAACCGGAAAGGGAACTGTTGCAAATCTCTTAGGACTTCACGGATACAATTGCAGACATTCACATGGCCCGTGGCGAAAAGACATGGTAAATAAGTACATTGATGAAAACGGAAATGTGAATATAAATGCAGATGAAAGCCAAAAACTTTATGATTTGCAGCAGAAGCAGAGATTACTTGAAAGAGAAATTCGCAAAACAAAGCGTGAAATTATGACCAAGAAACAGGAACTTGATATGATTGCAGAAACAGATGTAAAAGAGATCTTGCAACCTCAATATGATAAACTGGCATATAAACTGCGAATGCAGAATAAAAGGCTTCAATCATTCTGTAAGAATAATGATCTTCCATTGCAAGGCGATAGAACGAAGGTTTCTGGATTTAATAAAAATCAGTCTGCGATTGCAAATGGACGAGCAACGGCTTATAAAAATAAAATCGAAAAAAATGGTACAACAAAAGTGGAATAATATGTTATTATAATAATGTGTTAACCATACATACTTGGTTATCCACCTTTCTTTAATTAATGCAGTGGAACTCAAGCGAGACAACAACTCACCGTCATAGCCGGAAACTCCCCAAATGAGGTAAAGCAAATGAAAAACATTGTTACGTGCTTTACCAAAGAAGAAAAAGAGCATATAAAAGAATTGTGTGATTTCACACCGACAGAAGAAACGCTCTTTGATTTACGGAAGAAAGAAAAGTCTCTAGAAGAATGTGCAGAAATTATGCATGTTTCGACAAAGACAGCAGGACGTATCAACGTAAAAATGCAACATAAAATTCTTAAGGTAACTGGAAAACATTTCACATAACTTTCTCCTCATTAAAGGCATCCGTTAAGGGTGTCTTTTTTGTGTCCTTTTAATGGGGTTTTACTGGGGTGGTTAAATTGTGCTTTTGATAATAAAATGAAGATAGAAAGAGAGGTTTATTATGTACGAGTATCAGAGATATAACCAGTATTCTTATCCTCAATATCAACAGCCACAGCAGATGCAACAGCAATTACCACAACAGATCATGCCACAACAAGCTGGACTTTGTGGAAGAATGGTTAATTCTGTTGAGGAAGTCACAGCAAATGACGTTCCTATGAATGCACCATTTGCCATTTTCCCGAAAGCAGATGGATCAGAGATATATATAAAATCGTGGGGTGCTAATGGGCTTATTCAGACAGTTACATATAAACCGCAGCTAGACGGAAAGCAAAACAAATTACCGAAAGAAGACACGGCAACATTGTTTGCCCCGATAATGGAGCGATTAGACCAAATAGAAGCTAAAATAACTCAGTCCCAGAGGACTACCAGAGCAAAGAAAGAGAGCGATTCTGAATGAATTTAATGCAGATGATCCAGTGTGGTGGGAACCCTAAAATAATATTAAGTCAAATGATGAACAACTCTCAATTTTCAAATAATCCGATCATGAAAAATACATTCGACATGATGAACCGTGGAGACAGTAAAGGGCTGGAACAGCTTGCCAGAAATTTGTGCAAAGAAAAAGGTCTTAACCCGGAAGAAATCATGAGCCAGTTTAAACATTGATACTATTCTTGCAAGATTATGTATAAATAAATTTTATTAGGAGGAACACATATGTTTAATTCATCTCCAAGTTTAGCTGACATTGCCGCCGTTACTGGTGGAAACCGTAATGATGGTGCATGGGGCGATGGTGGTTGGTGGGTTCTTATTATCCTTTTTGCCTTATTCGGTGGATGGGGCGGTTATGGATTCGGTGGTAATGGTGGTGGCGGTTATACCGCAACTGCGGCTACACAGGCTGATATCCAGAGAGGATTTGACAATTCAGCAGTCATAAGTAAGCTTGATGGCATTACAAATGGTCTTTGTGATGGCTTTTATGCAGTAAACAACGGAATGCTGACAGGATTTAACAGCATTCAGCAGGCAATTAATGCGGACACAGTAGCAGGAATGCAGAATGCAAATGCTATTCAGTCTCAGCTTGCAAATTGTTGCTGCGAAACTCGTGAAGCTATCCAGGGTGTAAACTTCAACATGGCGCAGAACACTTGCGCATTACAGAACACCATGAACAACAACACGAGAGATATTATCGACAGCCAGAATGCCGGAACAAGAGCTATACTTGACTACTTATGCCAGGATAAGATCGCAACGTTACAGGCAGAAAATAATGATTTGAGACTTGCAGCATCACAGGATAGACAGAACGCACTTCTGACTACCGCTATGACAGCACAGACAAATCATATCATCAACGCTGTTAATCCATCACCAATCCCAGCATACCAGGTGCCAAACCCGAACACATACATTCCGTATGGATGCGGATGTAACAATGGATGCGGATGTTAATTACAACTGAATAATTAAAGTATCTTAATCGACAAGATTATGTCTGCATAGCAGTATTACTTAAACACAAAGGGCAGACTTCAATGTTTGCCCTTATATTTTTGAAAGAGAGGAAAATATTATGTCAGAATTTACAGCCAATGCTTTACAGACTGTACCGCAGGGAGAAGATGTCGCATTTACTGAGACACCGGTTTGCGGAACAAAATGTATCGTTCACAGACAGGGAAGCGGAGTAGTTAAATTAAGAGGAATCACAAACCAGTGCAAAGCAAGATTTCTTGTATCTTATAGCGGAAATATCCAGATCCCAACCGGTGGAACGGTGGAAGCTATTTCTCTTGCAATCGCAATTGACGGAGAGCCTTTACAGTCTACAAGAATGATTGTGACACCTGCGGCAGTAGAAAACTTATTCAATGTATCTGCACAGGTTTATGTAGATGTTCCTTGTGGATGTTGCAGCGCAATAGCGGTCCAGAATACATCTGGACAGACTATCGAGGTACAGAACAGTAATTTAATTGTAGTAAGGGAGGCCTAGTATATGCATATTGAAAGAATTCATAAAATGCTTGAATGCCTTGCTGAAAAATCCTTATGTGAGATTGAAAAAGGGATTGAGAATGTCAACACAGAAGAAATGGGAGAAGTGATCGACATGATAAAAGATCTGTCAGAAGCAGAGTATTATGCCACAATTACTAAGGCAATGAACGAAGCGGACGAAGCAGATATCATGGAGAAGCTTTTAGAGTATGGGGATGATAAAAGATATTACGACCGGTATCGTTATGCTGATGGAAGATTCGCACCTAAGGGCAGAGGAAAACGAAGAGGATATGATGAGCCACCATATTATCACATGTACCCGGATGATTACGAAGATACAGAGCACATGAGAGACATGGATAAGAAAGACCTGAAAAGGATGTATACAGATACCGGAATGATGGGAGATAGATCATATCAGAGGGATTCCAGAGAGGGAAAAGCCGGTATTTCCAGACGTACTTATATGGAGACCAGAGAAAACCATCATGGAAATTCAGAGGAAGATAAAAAAGAGCGTGCAAAAGCAAGAAAAGATTATTTGCGAGATATGCAGATGGATATTACTGAAATGACATCAGATGCAGCACCTGAAGAAAAGCAGATGTGGAGAAATGAATTACAGATGATGTTACAGAAAATCTAAGAGGTGAGCGCAGTGTTTAAAATCAATGATGTTGAATGGAATATTTTATATGTAAATCCGAACAGTGAATGCTTAATGCGTTCAGATGGAACAATTACACTTGGTGTTACAGATTGGAGTACACGAACGGTTTATTTGTCAAATGCATTAAGCGGAAATCTGTTAGAGCGAGTTCTATCTCATGAGTTGGTACACTGCGCTTCATTTTCATATGACTGCCAAATTCCAATAGATGTAGAGGAAATCGTAGCGGATTTTCTGTCTCTTTATGGAAAAGAAGTCGTTGGCATAGCAGATGATATTTTGAATGGGGTAATTGAAAATGGACGTTATAAAGCAGTATGAGGACTATATAGGGCTTAAAAAAGAATACATTAAAAATCCTACATTGGAAAATAAAAATGCAATGATAGCCAAATTAGAAGAGTACGGAAAGTATATATACGACCAGTGCAACAGATTAAGAAAGGATTGCATTGTGGAAGAAGAAAAAGAAGTACTTAGAAGGTATTTCGGTGGGAAATAGCAAAAAGGGGTGGAGAAATCTGCCCTTTTTAAAATGGTACAAAAAGTTGTTTAAAATAGGTTAAAATATATATTGAAAAAAATATTAAAAGTACCGGACAGAAAAAGGGATTCTGTTCGCTAACCTAGAATAGTTATGGGATGATGCATGGCACGTCCTATTTTGGGCGTGCTTTTTTTATTTTTGGGAATTAATTCAGTGGAAGAAGACACGGCTTATATCCGGGTTGTCGAGGGTTCGATTCCTTCATTCCCAATTGCCAGCTATGGAGCAAATAGCAACTCATTCGTGCCGGACTGACCGGAGTAACAACTTGGAAAGAAAGAGGTAGAAACATGGTAAACGTAGCAAACGAATTAAAGAAACTCGGAATTGAAGTTTCAGACGAACAGAAAGAGTCTCTTAAAAAGAGTATGGGTGAAGAGCTGTATTCCAAGAAAGAAATGGAAGACAAGGTTAATAAGGCTTCATCAGAATCTGAACAGTGGAAAACCCGTGCAGAATCAGCAGAGAAAATGCTTGAAGGGTTGGATGGAAAAAGCCCGGAAGACATTTTAAAAGAGCGTGATGACTGGAAGAGACAGGCAGAGGATTCCAAAAAAGATTATGAAGCCAAAATCGCAGAGCATGAGAAGGATGAACTTTTGAAAGAAGCATTTGCGGAAATCGAGTTTACTTCTGAATCTGCAAAGAAAGCCATTATGAAAGACATTTCCGAAAGCGTAAGCGTGAGAAACGGAAAACTGATAGGGTTCAGTGATCTTATTGAGGAAGCTAAAAAGACAGATGCAAATGCATTTGTAAATAAACAGAATCAGCCGACTCCACATGCGTATTTCACAAAACCGAATGAAAACAATTCTGGTGGTGATAAGCATACAACAAGAGAGAGCATTTTATCTATCAAAGATAGATCAGAACGTCAGAAAGCAATTGCCGAAAACATTTCTTTATTCCAACAGTAAAGGAGTTTTATATGAACAAAAACAGATTAACGATGAACACCAATTTGCAGTTCTTTGCAGCAAACGCAGGACTGATTAAAACAGAAGACATTGATGTAACAGCAAGGGAAATTGATTTTGTTACATCTTTTGAAAGAAACTGGGAAGCTTTAAGAGAGGTTCTTGGAATTTCAAGAGCAATTAGAAAAACGCCTGGAACTGTTCTTAAAAGCAAATATGCAGAAGGAACGTTAGAAAGCGGAACTGTAGCAGAAGGTGATGTGATTCCAAGAACACATTACACGGTAAAAGAGAAACCTTATGCAGAGATTACTCTTGGAAAATATGCAAAAGAAGTTTCTATCGAAGCTATCATGAATCATGGATATGAAGCAGCTTGTGGAATGACAGACGAAGAGTTCAAGACAGACCTGCAGGATGATATTACAACAAAATTCTACAACTATCTGAAAACTGGTACACTTACAAACACTACAAAAACATTCCAGATGGCTGTAGCTAAAGCTATTGGATCTGTCAAGAATAAGTTCAAGTCAATGCACAAAACTGCTACAGGAGTTGCAGTGTTTGTAAATATGATGGATTTATATGATTATCTTGGAAATTCAAAAATTACTTTGCAGACAGCCTTCGGACTTACCTATATCAAGGGATTCCTCGGAGCAGACATTATGTTCCTTTGCTCTGACAACGAAATCCCAGCCGGAAAAGTTCTGGCAACAGCTGTAAACAACATTGTTGCTTACTATGTAGATCCATCTGACGCAGATTTTAAGAAAGCCGGCCTTTCTTACACTGTCAGCGGAGAAACAAATCTTATCGGATTTAAGGTAAAAGGCGATCACGATTGCGCAACCAGCGTAACTTATGCACTGTTAGGATTTGTACTTTTTGCAGAGTACATTGACGCAGTAGCTAATGTTTCAATCACACCGGGGGAATAGATCCCACTACACAGGCGGTAAATGCTAGTGGGGAACTCACGGAAGAATACTTAAACTCTCTTACAGTTGCAGAAATTAAGGCACTGGCAGAGAGTAAAGGGTATTCACTGACCGCAACAAAGAAAGCTGATATTATCAGCGAAATCTTATCACAGCAATAAGGAGTGTGGAGCAATGTCATATGTAGATTTTGAATATTACCAAACTAAATATGGTGGAAGTTTGTTCGAAAGCAAAGAAGACTTTGCTCCATATGAAAGAAAAGCAGAAAGAAGAATCAATGCGATCACATCAAACAGGATTTTGTTTTATTCTCAGCCAGAATCAGAAGATTCATGGTGGGATAATATCAAAGATTGCACCTGCGAAATAGCTGAATTGCTAAAGAATGTATCTGAGTACTCCGCGGCAGTCAATAACTTTGGTGTTATTTCAAATACAGACGGAACTGTAAAAGGGAAAATGATTAAGAGCATGACTTCTGGAAGTGAATCAGTATCTTATGATGCCGGAGCATCTTCTTCGACATTGGTAGAGATTGCAAAATCAGAAATGGCACTTAATAGTAAGTGCTACGATATTGCATCAAATTACCTAACCGGAATGGTTGATTCAAGGCATGAAAACCTTTTGTACATGGGAGTTTAGCTTATGGGAATCGGATATAAAGATGCCGTGGTTTTATATAACAGGCATTACAACGACACTTTAGAAACTGAATATTATTTCGGTACTCTATTTGAAAATGTAAGAATCGAGCTTACACAGGCAGAGAACATAAACAAATCTGGAATGAAAGATGCAGATAGTTTTCTTGTAAAAATCCCGAATGATGGCACATTGAATTATGCTAATCCACCAGACTGGGAGAACATGAGCGAAGAAGAAAAGCTAAAGCATTTCACTTTAAGAAGTAATGATTTTGACTTCGTAGTGATTGCAAAAAAAGATGAACTTCTCATTGATAGGGAATTGCCGGTTGGATTAATTAATTCAGACGATTATCCGGGTAAATTCTTCCAGTACATGGTAAATGAAAAAGGGAATTGCTACAAAGTGAATACTATCGGTGTTTACAGCCTTATACCAAGGTTTGAGATTGGAGGTAAATGATTTGGATGAAAAGCCAAAAATAATGCTTGTATCAGATGCAGAAACTGCTCAAAGAGCTATCCTTGATATGATAAATAGTTATCCAAATTTTCCGCCCGGTTTCAAACCATCAAATTCAACAATCTTATGGAACAGCATAAAAGATACTCAGTCTATTGGAGTTTTTCCGGCGCAGGATCCTGTTTATTTGAAAAAATATGTCAGCGGTTCTTATGTCGGACAAATGACGTTCCAGATCGTATACAAAAGCAATCCAACAACAAACAAGGATAATATTGCAGCAAGCAATCTGCTTGAAAATATTGCAAAGTTCCTTGAAAGTGGAGAATTTACGTTAAAAGATAAAAATTTTGTTGTAGAACAAATCAACCGCACATCGGATGTATTTTGCGGTACAGCAGATGGAAAAACAACAGAATTAGCAATTAATATGCAGCTTAAATATTTTTATAAAAAATAGGAGGAATACTCATGGCAAAAGACAGAACTAACATGGTTTCACTTTTGGATATTGGAAGCCTTATGGGTGGATCGACTGAAAAGCTTGCTGAAATGGGTGACGGTTTCACAGAGCTTACAGAAGACTGGGGACCTAACACAGAAAGCACACAGTACGTAAACATGAAAAATGCAAGCAACTCTGTAAAAGGGTATGCATTTTCAATGTCCCCGGAAAGAGAACATTTGTCAGATGAAATGCAGACAGTGTTTAACGACATTTTCAAAAAGCTTCCAACAGGAGATCAGTGTGAGACATATTATTATCGCTTCTTTAAAGCTGATATTACAAGCGGATCGGGAGATTGTATTCGTATCCCGGTAACTGTATGTGCATCAAGCACTGGTGGATCAGGTGGTGATATCTTAAAGTCTACAATCCAGATTAATGGAAATGGAGATGTAGAACAGGGAACAATCACTATTGCTGGTGATGGATCGTTCACATGGGCATCTAAAGTAAGTGCTTTGGCTTTGGATGAGGATTACCCAATTGCATAGGTGTTAATTAAAAATTAGCATATGTGGGATGCCTGCCTTTCCTTGGTGTCCCACATTAGGAAAGGATGTTAAAAATGGAAGAAATTAAATTAAGCAGTGGCATAAAAAAAATTGCAATAAAAGACGAAGACGGAGATCTTATTACAGTTATAACAGTAGATACAGCGAATGCAGACACAGCTAAGAAGTTTGCAGGTGTAATTGATAAATTAAATAATATATCTCAAAACTGTGAAAAAGAAGCCGCCGAATGGAGAAATAACCACAAAGACGATATGAATGTGGATGATATTAATGTGGATGCAGCATTAGAACTGAACAGCATTCGTGTAAAATATCTTAAGCAGATTACGGAAAGTATAGATGGGTTGTTTGGCGAAGATGCCATGAAACAGATTTACGGAGATATTGTCCCGGATGAACTTGCAATTGTGGAGTTTGTAGAGCAGGTTATCCCTGTTATGAATAAGCTTTTCAATAAACGTTTTGAACAGGTGCAGAACAGATACAATGTAAGAAGACGTGGGGCAAAATAATGAACAATGTCATGCTGGACAATTTGCCTACTGAATGGAACGGATACAAAGTAAATACCGATTTCCGCATAGGTATGCAGATTTATATTTTGCAATATGACAAAGAAATGAATGAGTACGAGAAAACAACTACTATTCTTTATCTTATGTTCTCTGATGAATACGGAGAACTTAGAGACCATCCACAGTACCATGAGTTAAATGAATGTATTTCCTGGTATTTAAACGGATGGTATCACGATAATACCGGTAGCAGCAAAAATACAAAGCGTTTTATTGACTATGATGTAGACCAATGGAGAATATACGCAGATTTCTTGCAGATATACGGAATTGATTTGTCAGTAGCAGATATGCACTGGTGGAAATTTAATGGCTTGATCTGGAATATGCCAAGAAGATTATCTTCTCTCATGGAGGTAATTGAGATTCGACAGAAGAAAATTGAAAAGAACATGAGTTCCAAGGAAAAAGATGCAATCAAAAACGCACAAAATAAATATGCTCTGGAACAGCCAGAAAAAGAGTATACCAGCGAAGAAAAAGAAAAGATAGACGATTACGATCGCATGATGGAAGAAATAAGAAAGCAGAAAGAAACAGAACAGGAAGCATTGAAACAGTTTAAGAAATGAGGACTTTAGCATGGCTGAATATGATGGCGAAATCAGAATAAAAACGTTGATTGAAAATGGAGAAGCATCAAGTAAGCTCATGCAGATGGAATCACAGTTTCAGAAGCTTGCACGTGAAGCTAGCAATGTATCGGAAAAAATGAGAGAGCTTGCAAAAGCAAAAATCCCAACCGAAGAATATAAGAACTTAGGCAAACAGTTTGACAGTTTAGTATCAAAAGGTCAGAATCTCTCGGAAAAACTGAAAGAAACAGAAAAATATACGCCATCAAAGCAGTACAAAGAAGCAACAAAGCAATTGGAAGAATTGCGATCCAAACTGTCACAAGTGCAAAACAAGCAGGAAAAATTCCTTGCTACAGGAGGAAACAAAAAGAGCCGGACATACAAAGCAATGCAATATGATGTAGAAGATTTATCTAAATCGATTGCGTACGTTCGCGGCGAAATAAAAGACATGGAGCAAACAGGATCGGATAAAACGCTTTCCTCAAAATGGGTAGACCTTAAGAACAAAATGGCAGAAACGGGAAAAGAAGCCGCAAACGTTAAGGCGCAGATGAGGGAACTCGAAAGCTCCGGAAAAGCATATTCCGATCCTACAAAAACCGAAGAATACAAAAAACTTTCTGACAAGCTTGCTAGCATCACAGATCAGCAAAACGTATTAAATCAGAAGATGAGAGAAACCGTTGTCAATGAGAAATCTATTGGTGCTGGTGCGAAAGACATTGAAAAAGTAGGAAAATCAGCAAAAAAATCATCTGGCTTAATATCTGACATGGCGAAACGAATAAAGCAGACCGTAATTAGTTTTGCAATATTCGGTGCGGTTATGAAAGTGTCTCAGACCATATCCAAGGCATTTACAGAAGGTATACAGAACATGGCGAAGTATTCTTCTGAATTTAATGGAAAAATGTCTGAAATGGCAAGTGCTGCGGCTACATTGAAAAATTCTATTGGAGCACTGACAGCACCTATCATATCTGCATTGACACCAGCAATCGTAACCTTATGCACATGGCTTACAAATGCTATTAATGCTATAAATAGATTTATTGCGGCTATAAGCGGAAAAAGCACTTGGACAAAGGCAAAGAAGCAGCAGGTAGACTATGCGGCATCTCTTGATAAAACATCCGGTTCTGCCAAAAAAGCAGCTGGAGCATTGGCGGCTTTTGATGACTTGAATGTATTACAGAAAAATGATTCTGGAAGCGGTAGTGGCGGATCTGGTAGTGGTGGATCTGATTTATATGAAGAAGTTCCTACTGGAAAAGAATTATCAGATAAAATCCAGCCATTTATAGATTATTTAAAAAAATTAAAAAATTCTATAAAAAATGGATGGGATGAAACCTGGAGCAATTTAGATATTCCTTTACAATTTGATAATATTAAATCCAGTATAGAAAGCATAAAGAATTCATTTTTAAATATTTTTTCAGATAGTGAAGTTTCTGCATCTGTTGACAATTTTGCTATGACTTTTTCAAGGTCACTTGGAAGCATTTCGGCATCTGTAGTAAGCATAGGTGCTACCATAGCAGAAAATCTTCTTGGTGGGATATCTATTTATCTTGAAAGTAATTCTGAAAATATAAAAAATTATATTATCGACATGTTTGATATAGCATCTGATATTTCAGTGTTGGCATCACAGGGGGCAGATGCATTCGCAAATGTATTTTCTGTATTTGGGGATGAAAATGGACAGCAGATCACAGCAAACCTGATTCAGATTTTTTCGGATGCGTTCATGATGGTTACGGAGAATGCAGCAAAATTTGGAAAAGATATTATCGATTGCATCGTGACACCTTTTGTAGAAAATCAGGATGCTTTAAAAGATGCTTTGGATGGACTTCTTGGTGTGATTGCGGATTTGACAACGACTATATCAGACGGTGTACAGCATGTGACCGATAAAATCACAGAATTGTACGATGAACATATTCATCCGTTTATCGAAAATGTAAAAAATGGAATGTCAGAATTAATAGCAAAATTTCTTGAATTCTGGAACACTTATGTGCAGCCTATTTTACAGAATCTGGCGTTAATGTTTGAGGATACCTATGAAAATCATTTAAAGCCTGTGTTTGATAATATTTTCGAAATAATGGGAATCGTGATAGACATACTGAACGATTTATGGACAAATATTTTACAGCCGATTATTGCATGGATTATTGAAAATGTGCTTCCGGTAATTCTGCCGATTATTGAAAACCTGAGCCAGAATATAAAAGACAGCGTTGATTTTATTTTAGATCTGATCAATTTTTTGCTGGCAGGGGTAAAACTTGTATTCGCCGCAATTCATGCATTACTTACGAAAGACACAGACAAAGCATTACGCCAGACAGAAAAATCGGTAAAAGATTTTGTGAACAGTGTTATCCAGATGTTTGAAAATATGGTAAACCGTGTTATTAATGGTATCAATTCATTAATTTCTGGCTTTAACAGCATTGGATTTGATTTACCTGATTTTTTGGGTGGCGGATCATGGCATCCAAGTATTCCGACAATTCCTACTGTAAATCTGCCTCGTCTTGCCAACGGTGGCGTAACAACCGGAAGGACACTTGCAGAGATCGGAGAAGCCGGAAGAGAAGCTGTCCTGCCGCTTGAAAATAATACCGGCTGGATGGATGACCTTGCATCGAAGCTTGCAAGCAAAATGCCGGACTACAGCGGTGCAAAGACAGTAGTACTGGCGGTGGATGGTAAAGAGTTCGCAAGAATTAATCTACCGTATTTACAGGATGAAGAAATAAGACTTGGGATAGCGGAGGGATAAGATGAAATATAAGTACACGCAAGGACTTATCATTGATGGAATTACATATAATATCCCTATGGTGTCTATTCAAAGGACTTTGGATTTCTTGGAAAAGTATGCAGAAAGAACAGAGGACGGAGATGTTCATATTGAGAGTATAGGAATCTATAAGAACTATACAATTTCAATTGGCACAATAGACAATCCGGGACTTTATGATAAACTGATGGACCATATAACAGATTGTGAAAACAGATTCCATCATGTATCTTTACCGGATGCAAGCAAGCAGTTTGATTTCTATGGGTATTTTTCATCAATTAAAGATGAAGTAGAAAAGGTATTTGACAACGGAGCGAAATATAAAGGCTTGTCTTGGAAAATGACGAGTAAAAAACCATTTAAGACACCGTAAGGGGGCATTTATGAGAACATATTGCAGGGCAGAAATGAAATTTATAGATGTTACCGCACTTGCGGATGCTTCGGTCACGACAGATGATAACCAGGGCATAGGTTCAATAGAGTTATTTGCAGAACAGACGGAACAGAAAAGTTATGGGACTTTTGAACTGAACCAATTTGTGCTAGATGGAAGTAAAAGAGTATTGACGGAAAATCCGAAAGACATTGCATTTTGGAATGATGCGTTATCGAAGGAAGATTGTACTTTTGAAACAGATCCTAAGATTACAGTCACGTTCCAAGAGCAGCACACGTCCGCAGCGATCACACTTTATTTTGAAGATGAGCCACCAGCAGAGTTGAAAATCACATGGTATACAATCGCCGGTACAAAATTAATCACAGAAACATTTTACCCGGACAGCCTTATTTATGTTTGCAATAATCAGGTGCAGAATTACGGAAAAATCGAGATTGAATTTGTAAGAACAAGCTTTCCACAGAGATATATTAAGCTTCAGTACATTTTATACGGAAAATATATCGTATGGGATAAGGATATGATCCAGACAGCCAAGATGCAGGAAGACATTGATGTGACCTCTGCATCCTTGTCTATCAACGAAGCGGATATTTCAATTGTTGATATGAATAATGACTTTGACGCAGAAAACGAAAACGGAGCATGGAAGAGTGTGCAGAAAACGCAGGAAGTCACATTGTCAGAGTTTAATAACGGAAACATGATTCCTATGGGAGCATTCTTTATCGACGATTTTTCTTTTTCAAAGAATATTGCAAAATTTAAGTTGATTGATGTAGTTGGGTTATTAGATAAGTATACATTTTATGACGGACAGGTATATAACAATGTCCGTGCAGAAGTGATACTGAATGCGATATTTGCCACTGCCGGTATCAAAAAATATACGATTGATGAAGAAGTCGGCAACATACTTTTAAGTGGCTATTTAGCCATCCAGACGTGCCGTAAGGCATTGCAACAGGTATGCTTTGCGTGTGGAGCGGTTGCAGATGACAGCCGGAGCGATACCATCAAGGTTTATAAGCCAGACAGATATGTGAAATCCACTGTCGGGACGGATCGCAAATTTAATGGAAATACGAAAGTATCTCTTGAAAAATATATCTCTGGTGTGAATATTGAGATGAAAAACTATGCATTGGAAGAAAAAAACTCAGACATTTATAAGAAAACATTGCCGGCCGGAGATACCAAGATCACATTCTCAAGTCCATATCTTCCATCGTCCATCACGGCAAGTGTCGGCACGCTGAAAGAAGTAAAAACAAATTATCTCATCATTAACATGCCGGATGCCGGACAGTGCCAGATCACAGGTATTAAATATGCAAATACCACTTTTTCTTATGAGAAACATGTGGATAAAATCGAAGCTGGAGAGACAGAAAATATAAAGAAGTACAGTGGATGCACCATTTATAATGCTGATATATTACCTGATATCGCCGCTTATCTTTTGGATTATCATGCCTTGAGAAAAAAGGTGGGAATGAAGTACCTGGTTGACTTAGAGCAGGTAGGAAATTGGGCGAATATAAATTCCATCGGTGGCAAGACATCGACAACATTGATTGAAAGCCAGACGCTTGATTTGACCGGTGGATTTATCGCAACGGCAACGTGCATGGGGTATTCAGTAGTTGTTACGGAAAATTACTTCGCCGGAGTTGAATTATATACGGGAGGAGATGTACTGATCTGATGAATTACAATCCAATTAATCCTTATTACGACGAACTCAGAAAAGAAAATCTGAAGCTCGCAAAGGAAAATGAAGCTTTAAAAGAAGAAAATGAACGTCTGAAAAGTGAGGTGGTTGCTTATGCTGGTGTGGATGCAGACAGTGACGGACCGGTCACAGAGTGATGTTGATCGTGTGTTGGAGTTACTGCAGAAGGGATGGGAAAGATTTAGCGCAGACGAAAAAACAGAATGGCTTGCCGGGATGAAAGGCGCACTGAACCGGTCGGATATGGAAAGAATCCAGAACAACACGCAGCTGCTTTCTGATGTGCTTGAACTTAATCTTGCAGTTGCAGACGTACCAGAACACCCAAATGAGACATTTCTTACAGCAGTGCTGCATAACACGGAGATTATAAGAAATGCATATATGATTCATTCTGACACGCCACAGACACCGAGTATGCCAGTCAACACATATCAGAAAATGAATGATATAGAGAAAATACTAGATGATGTGTACGGTATTTTACTTAACAATTTCAATTATTACTGTGGATCAGAGATATATGCCGGAGATGATACCGGACTATTATTATAGGAAGAGAGGATATGTTATGGGATTTACAAAGAAAACATGGAAAAATCGAATTGCAGAGTACATCAACCGACGACTGCTTACGAATGAAGATGGAAGCACAGAGCTTGTGACAGTTGCAAGGGATGAGGGAACAATCTCACAGGAAGGTGATGCTTTTAATGCTGCCAATATGAATGATCTGGAGGATAGAATCGAAGCAGGCTTTACGGAGGTAAACCAGAGTTTACAAGACCAAGGTTGGAAACAAGTTGGATATGCTACGAAAGGTGACGCTGTCACACTTCCAGTCGATTTCAAAGAGTTGCTATTAATATTAAATGCGCCAGATAGCACAAGCTACTCATTCATTTATCCTAAAGCACTGGTTGATGCTTTTACGCTGTATCCTACAAGTGGCGGTTATATGAACGGTGCGACATATTTAGTAAATCTTAAACTTGACAAAACAACTGCCATGATAGATAGGGTTAATGTTAATGGACAAAATTTCACCAATAACTCCAGTCTATATGTATTTTGCAAATAGTATTTAAGCTATATGATTAACGCCACTAAGAAACTGAAATAGGTAAACTCTGGTTATGCGAAGTAAAATGGGACAAAAAAATTATTCTGAAATATTATAATTGAATTATACAAAAGAAAGGAAGATGATCCAATGGAGATGTTAAAAGAAACGTACACGATTGCTTTGCCTATCGTTCTGACAGCATTTATGGGATACATAGTGTGGCTTTTGAAAAACCAGAAGTCAGACAAAGATGCGAATAGCAGAGGAACGATGCTTTTGCTTCGAGTACAACTGATTGAGTACCATGATAAATACATGGCTCTCAAAGAAATTCCATCCTATGCCTACCAGAATTTTATGGAAATGTACAATGCCTATCATGCGTTGGGCGGCAATGGAATGGTCACAAAGATGAAACACGAAATTGAAGAGCTTCATTTGAAGCAGAAAGAGAGGATTTAAACATGACAGATTTGGGATTTTTAACAGAATTTATGGTGCCTGTGATCGTAGGCATTTGCCTTTGTGTAGGCTATGTCGTAAAGAAGTGGATCAAGGATGTTGATAATAAATACATCCCTACCATTTGTGCGGTATTAGGTGTGCTTTTAGCCATTTGGATTAACAGATGGACAGTTACAGCACCTATTTTATTAAGTGGATTATTCAGCGGTCTGGCAAGCACAGGACTGCACCAGTTATTTAAGCAGTATATTGAAAAGAAGGAGGAATAAAAGAATGGTTATTAACGTACATGCAGGACACAACCCGGACGGAAAAGTAGCATGTGGAGCTATCGGAATCATCCGTGAATCCACAGAAGCAAGAAATGTAAAAAATGAGGTTATCAGACAGTTGAAAGGCCTCGGACATACAGTGTATGACTGCACTGTAGAGAACGGGACAAGCGCAAACAATGTGCTTTGCAACATCGTAGGAAAATGCAATGCTCATGCGGCAGATCTTGATGTGTCCATTCACTTCAATGCAGGTGCGAAGGATATGTCTGGAAACGGACGGACAACAGGTGTAGAAGCATATATTTATAGTGATAATAGCAAAGCAAAACCATTTGCAGAGAAAATTGTGAAAGCAATTGCAGCACTTGGATTTAAAAATCGTGGTGTGAAGATTAACAAAAAGCTTTACGTGCTCAATCACACAAAAGCACCTGCGATGCTGATTGAATGTTGCTTCGTGGATGATAAAGACGATGTAGCACTGTATGACTTTAAGAGCATGGCAAGTGCAATTGTTTACGGAATTACCGGACAGCAGTACATTGAACCATCCAATAACACATCTGATGACGATGCTGCAACTTCTGGATCAGAGACAAGCGTAGGTGATAAAGATTCTATTTATCGTGTACAGGTCGGAGCGTATCGCAACAAAGCAAATGCTATTTCCTTGCAGGAAAAATTGAAAGCAGCAGGATTTGACTCTGCGATTGTAAAAGCGTAAAATAAATGGCGGTTAGAATTTCTAATCGCCATTTTTAATATACTTGTACTAATTAATGTTAACCACTAGGAAATAGTTACTTAGTACAAGTCCTAGATATAAAATATAAAGCCAGTAATT